ACACCACCCTGCGCGACGGCATCCAGCGCGAAGGCGTTGGCGCCGGCCATGGCATCGACGTTGATCTCGGCCAGGCCCACGAGAGCGCGATCAAGGAGGCCGAAAGCGACGCGCAGAAGCGGGCCTTTCGGATGTTCGGCAATGTGTTCGGGCTCGCTCTGTACGACAAGGAACAAGCCAACGTCGCGGACGATGTCGAGCTGGCGCGACAGAAATATCTCGATGAGTGCCAGAGAAAGATCGCGGACTGTTTCCCTGCCGACTACCACAAGCTGCTGCTGTGGTGGAACAGTGAAGCGGAGCACAAGAAGCGCGACGAGCTATTGACGGCGCCCGACCGCCTGATGCTGCAGGGTCTCGTCAAGGCAAAACTGCCACCAAGGACAGGCGCATGAAGCGAGGCAAGGGCGTTCTGCTGTTCGGTAATCACGAGCCCCGGATCACCGGCTACCTCATCGTCAATGGCGAGGAATATCAGATCATCGGCCGGAAGATCACCGAGGTCCGCACTGAACTGAGCCTGCACGGCGCCGACGACGAGACGCAGGAAGTACAGGGAGACCTGTTCGATGAAAACACCAGCCAGTCAGGCGAGAGAAAACGCGATCTCGTTTGAGGTCAAGAAAGACGGGCTGCAGCAACGACAAAGCGGCGACTGGGTGCTGCGGCTGACGGTGCAGGCCGTCGACATGCACCAGACCATCGTCTCGGCATCGATGGGCACGCGCTTCGCCTGCGTGCTGGTCGAGATCAACGACGACGAGACGCCGGTCGATCACCAGGCGATGGAGCGTGACAAGTGGCGCGCATTGGGCCCAGCGCGCCAGGCTGGCATCCGCTGCAAGGAGCCGGTGTTCTGGGCGTTCCTGAGCGAGCATATGATCTACAGCGGCTGCAACAGCGAGGAGGGAGCGGCCATCGCTGTGCGTGATTACTGTGGTGTGGCTTCGCGCTCGTTGTTCGACAAGCCCGGCCAGTCGCAGGCGCGGATCAAATGGCACGATCTCGATTTCGCGTTTCAAGCATGGAAGGTCGCCGAGCATGCCTGAGCAGCGCGATCCACGGCAGCACGACGAGGACTACCTCAACTACATCCGGGGCTGCCCGTGCTGCCTGTGTGGCGGCATCGATGTGGAGGCAGCGCATCTGCGCGTCGGCTCAATCAATGACGGCAAGCGTCCCACTGGCATGGGCGAGAAGTCATCCGACAGGTGGGCGCTGCCGCTGTGCGGCGTGCATCATCGCCAGCAGCACGCGGCCGGAAACGAATTGGCGTGGTGGGCGAGCTACGGCATCGATCCGTTCGCGCTCTCAATGCAATATCAGGCGAAGCGATGAAGTGGAGGCGGTGACATGAATACCCCCGTGCATTTCGTTGATGTGATGCCGTTGCAAGACCCATTACCGAAAGAACATGCGGAGCTTCGCATTCCCGGTGAAAAATCGCTGATGGTTTCGATGGACGACTATCATCGGTTTGTTGGAATGTGTTCGGCGGATTTGATTGGAAGGACTGTCACCCTATCAGCCGCACCGGATGGCATTCACATCCGGCTCGAACTTGTCCTGCAATAATGTGTGCCGCGATGAAGCGCCGCTATTCAATCTGGGGCACCGAATACGGCAGCGACCACGAGGTCGAGCTGGCGCAGGTCGACAACGATCCGCAGACGCTGCTCGATGCGTTCTCGGCCAAGATGCTCACCATCAACCACAGCATTCATCTGGGCGGCAAGACCGCCCGGAAGAGCAAGATGAGAAAATATACCTGGCTCCGGATCGTCGACAACAGCGAGTGATTTATGCGCGACGACGTGATCGCAGCGGAAGCGCGACGGCGCGAGGCTTCGCACCACGCGGGGCATCGCGACTTTCGACCGCATCTGCGCCCAGTCGGCGCAAACCTGATGGGACTGCGTGGCGAAGAAGCTTTTGCTGAACGCTTTGGCTTGCAGGTTGATCTGACGCCGCGGCTTGACGGTGATGGTCACGTCGACATGCAGCTGACCCTGCGAACCACGTACAAGATCGATTGCAAGGCCGCCCTGGTCCCGAAAGACCTGATCGTTGAGGTGGGCAAGTGTTTCCCCAGAACGATCTACGTGCTGTGCCGCTATCACGAAGACACGGACAGCTGCACTTTGCTCGGCTGGCAATGGGGATCGGTACTGCTCAAGACCGCGCCGAAGGACTACGGCAAGGGCGTGATGAACCATTGGTGGCCCGGCAATCGGTTGCGCTGGATCAGCGAGCTTGAGGAGCGGCTTTGATGTCGCGCTCGTGGATGCCGATATACTGGGGCGATTTTCTTCGCGACACGCGGCATCTGAACAAATTTCAGCGTGACAGCTACATGATGCTGATCGCGCATTACTGGACGGCCGGCGCCTTGCCCCATGACGACCGCCAACTCGCCAAGATCACCGACTGCACGCTCGAGGAGTGGATGGCCGACAAGTCGGTGGTGCAAGCTTTCTTCTTCGACGGCTGGCGTCACAAGCGGATCGAGCGCGAACTGAAGCATCACATGGAAGTCTATGCCAAGCGTCTCGCGGCGAGTGAGAAGGGCGCTGCCGTGCTCGCTATGAAACGGTTCCGAACCCGCAACTGATCCATAAGGACGTCCATATGGGTCAGCAAATCGCATCCACATGGATGTCCGTGTGGATAGTCAACCACAACCACATACTTACTTACTACTACCTTCTCTGTGGCTGCGCGCGCGAAGAGGCTTGGCAATGGGAGATTGACGAAGCAGCCGGGCAGGCTCACAAAGTCCCACCCATTGGGATTTTCGGATGAGCACACCCGAAGACACCGCAGGTCCGACGGACCTTCGCCTAGCCCACGCCGCCGGCTTCTACGACCTGGTCGGCCGTTCCCGTTCTTCCCGCCGCTACACCATGCTCGACGACGCCCTGGGAAGGGCGTGGAAGCGTTCGAGGATCACGGCCGAGGAATATAGCGCCCTGCGACGTTACGCGCGCCACTGGGCTTGCGGCGGGCTCCTGGGCCCTATGCAGAGTGTGGATCTGAACCGCATTTATGCCGCCGGCACCATGTCAGGCTTGTCGGAGGCACAGCAGGATCACCGGAACACCTACCGCGCCGCCCGGACCTATATCGGAACCCGGCCGGCGAAAGTGGCGGACCACGTCGCCTGCTACGGCGTCGCGCCCAGGGAGGTCGGCTTCATGCTCGGCTACCGCTCGGCCGCCCACGCCAGGGACGCCGCCTGCGAGCTGCTTTCCGAGGCCGGCTACCGGCTGATCGGCTTCTTCCGGGACCGCGATCGTTCCCGGTGATTGCGACACCGCCCGATTGACGCCGGGTCGTTTTGGAGGCAGTTTCTGCTAGCGGGCCGCAGTGCCGCTGGATGGTTGATACAAGTTTCCCCTTGGCTTGATGATCTCGCGCTGCTCCGACCTGCACTCAAAGCCCCGACGCGCCCCCGCTCGGGGTTTTGTTGTTTTTGGGATCAGTCATGCGAACCGAGATCCTGGCGCAAATCCGCGGCGACAAGTTTTATGCCGGCATCGTGCTGTGGAACGGCCAGGTGGTCGAGGCGGCGCCGATCGTGAGCTACATGAAGCGCGGCAAGTGGACGCGCGAGCGGGTCCGCGACTACTGCAAGAAAAAGGGCTGGCAGATTTCCGTCGTCCACGAAATGCAGCGACCTTGACGTGACAAAGCCGCAAGAGCGAACCCTCGCGGCTTTGATGGTGTCGGCGGCGGGGTGGCCCCCCACTACGCGCCCCGCCGATTTTTTCAGACCTTCAGATCCCCGGCCTTGGCTCCGGTGTCGAGCATCAGGTTGAGCAGGGCGGCGATCGGCGCCGGCACCGGCCATTTGCCGGTCGCCCAGCGCCGCACGGTGCGCTCGCCGAGCCCAAGCGCGCGGGCCAGCTCGACCTGGCCCGCCGACATGGTGCCGTTGACAGGATGCCTGGTGGGGAAGCCGCACTTGACCAGGGCGGCGTTGAACTGGTTGGCGGTCATGCGGCAACTCCCAGGCGATCGATCATGCGCAGCACGGTTGCGGACGACCACAGGCCGCCGGTCGCGGTCGCAATGCCGCGCTCATTGAGGGCAGCGGCGATGGCGCGCGAGGGCAGGTGCAGCATCGGCTCCAGGATGCCGCGCAGGCTCGCAGCGAAGGCGACAGAGCGGTCGCGCTGCAGCGCGCAGGAATTGGGCGAGCCCAGCTTCTGACCGCGTTCCTTGGCCGCGGCAAGCGCAGCCTTGGTGCGGGTCGAGATCATCTCGCGCTCGAGCTGGGCGACCGACAGCATGATGTTGATCTGGAAATTGTCCGCATGCGGCATGTCGACGATCTTGAACGAGACGTCGGTGCGGCTGAACAGGCCGGAACCGAAATGCACGTCGCGGGTGATGCGGTCGAGTTTCGCGGCGATCACGGTGGCGCCGGTGAGGCGCGCGGTCTCGATCGCGGTCGCCAATTCCGGCCGGGTCTTGAGGGCGTCGGCGCCCTTGCCGGTCTCGATCTCGACAAAGGTCTCGATCAGCTCGTAGCCGTAAGCAGCGGCGAACGCAGTAATGGCGGCCTGCTGGGCCTCGAGGCCGAGACCGGACTTGCCCTGCTTCTGGGTGGAAACGCGGATGTAGGCGATGGCGGACTTCATGGTGGGTTCCCCTTGGTGACCCATCCTTCATAGGACATGGTGACCGGCCTAGTCAAGCCTATTGAGACAAGAAAAAACCCGCCTAGTGGCGGGTCTCTCCTAATCGGTACTGGCGCTCCAGCTGCTTGATCCGCTCGGCCTCGCGATCGAGCTGGGCCAGCATCTTGGTGAGCCGCGCGATGCGCGCGCGCAATTGGTCCTGGATGGTCATCGGCTGATGAGATAGACACGAGTGTAGTCATGAGGGACCATGGTGCAAGTCTCGCCATCGTCCCAAGTGATCTCAACACGCTGGCCTAGCTTGTGGGTGATCGTGCCCTCGCTGTACTCCCCCGCATCACCAGGGAGCGGAACAAACTTCACTCGGTCGCCAATCTTGGCGCGTTTGATTTGGGCTTCAGTCATCTTCATTCCCCTTGAGGCTTGATTGCCTGCCTGGTTCATAGGTCACCATGACCTGGCAAGTCAAGCCTCCAGTCCCAATGATTGCGAAAAATGTTTCCCGTGAAACTACTGGCGCGGCGCTTCCAGGGCGTTGCGGGCGATCTTGCCGACCTCGATGATGACGTGGCGCATGCAGGAGCCCGAGATGCGGTCCAGTGTAATGACGCCTTGCAGGGCCTCGCGGGCGCGCTTCCAGTCGTCGGCCGAGGGTTCGGGGAAGACTGACAGCGGATAGGCTTCGGACCACGCCACGATGTGCAGCAGGGCTTCTTCGTACAGCTCGAGGCGTTCTTCGCTGGTCATCGGCGTTTCTCGATCCTGATGTCATCAAAGCCCAGCTGTCGTGACATGGTCCAGCTGAATGAGTGGATCTCGTTTGGTTCCCAGTACATTTTCGGCAGCTGGGCGAAGGCGTCCTCGAACGGACGCGGCGCGACTTCGTTGTGCTCGCGGCGGTCCTCGACGTTAACGCTCTTGGTGAAATCGCACAGCGACACTGCGCAAAGTAAAATCACGGCGTAGCTCAAAGATGTTTCCTTATGGTTGTTAGACATCGAGGGGCAGTAGTTTTTCCGCGCGCTTGATGTTGCGGTCGAGTTCCGCCACGGCGTCGGCGCCTTCGCGTTCGGCCTCGCGGCGCAGTAGCGCCAGACCTTTTGCAATCGCGGCGTCGATCTCCTGGCGCGTTGCGGTGCGGCCTTCGGCATACCACGCGACCTCGAGCGGCTCGCCGACCTCGAACAGGGTGCCGCCTCTGGCCCTGATCGGCCTGAAGGTCCTGGTGATCCAGATCAGCGTCGCGCCTGGATTGTGCTCGAAAGCGAGGCCGGGGACATTATCCATGCTTGGGACGAGGTGCGCCTTGTCATTGCGCTTGGCATTTGGCCTGGCGAGGAACGGGCAGGCGCGGACAGCGTATTCGGCACACTCGCGATGCGCCGGCGGCTCGCTGGAGACGCGGTTGATCGAGCACATGGGCCCGATCGTAAAGGCTTTGTATTGGCCCAGCTTTTCGCCGCATACAAAGCAGATTTCGCGATTGTAGGCTTCGCCGATCTTGCGCGGGTCGAGATTGACGAAGTCCCATTTGCCGTTGATGAACGACACGAACCAGGGGACCGGGAAGCCGCGCTCGGAGACCGGGCGGCGCGCCAGTCGCGCAGGCAAGGGGATGTTCCTGATGGCGGCGTTCAATTCGGGCATGGGTTATCGTCCGTTGTGGATCTCGTGAGCGCAATCGGAGAGCAGCTTCCATTGCGTTCTGATGAAGATGCGCAGCGCCTGGGGATCGATGTGGACGCCCAGCTCGCGCCTGAGGGCGTCGGCGATCTCACGTTCAGGGCAGTGTCGACACTGAGCGGCTTGCTGG